GAGTAGTTGTGTATGAACCAGAAGATATTGACTGAACATATGATGTTCCAAGGGGGAATATCAGTTCTGGAACTGTTGGATTTTCTAGAATAGTATCACCAGTAATCAATCCGTTAGATTTACCAGATACATCTATAGATGCCTTTGCATTAATTGTTGCTGGATAAGATGTCTTTGTAACATTGAATATTGATTCAATATCCTTAACATTAAAATTTAATGCAACTTGTGATGTTGTATCTGGATTCACTGACCAACTACTATTTACAGTTGCAATCTTTGCGATACCATCCCATGCAGTAATCGTTCTGAAATCACCAGCATCTGTTCCATTAGTGATAGAAAGATTAACACCTACATACGCACCATTGGAAGAAGAGAACCAACTTGGTAGAGTCACAGTAGTAGATGTTGATGATACTACGTTGCCTGTCAATACACTATTCTGTAAATCGTTAACAAATAATTTGTACACGAACGTGTTTGCAGAAGTATCAGATGTACTATGGTCATATTCTAAACCACGGACATATCCAGACGCAACTAATGTTGAGTTGTATGCGTTAGCAGTAGAAATGTTTACGTTGGATGTAGAGACACAGTGGAGGTCTATTGCTTGTTCTGTGGTAATATCAAAGAATGAACCATTAGCACCACTTAAACTATTAACATAGAAGTAACTTCCATAACCCATGTAAACTGGGTCATTGGTTATTGAAGTAGTGGTTCTTGCACGATCAGTAATGATATCCAGAGGAGCTGGATTTTCTACACGGTATCCGTGAACATATGCAAGTCCTTTACCAACACTCATTACATATGTGTTGTTAGATGAATCTGCTGTGTTTAATTTTGGTGTTAGTTTGAAGTCATTAACAACATAGTCACCGTTTGTTTCATAGTCACGTTTTGCAAAGTAATCATCAATGGTTGCATATACTGAACCATCAACCATTTTGAATACACTACCATCTACTACTCTTACCAATTCAATGAAGTTTTCATCATCACCAAAAGTTAGTGGTCTTGTATCTAATGTTAATGAAATTGTATATCTATCTGCACCTGGAGCTTGATAGTTGGATGCACCTAATGCTGGATCTAATAAAGAGTTGTCGTTGATATAATCTGTAATAGTTTCGGTTATTGTTAAACCAACACGAATACTTGGTGTATTATCATATACAGATAAGATAGATGTTGAAGGTGAAACTTGTACAAAGTTACCTAGTACATAGAAAACACCTTGAGAAATAGATGCTACAGAAGATAATCCAGAAGAATTGATTGTAATTGCTTGTGCAGCAAGATTTGAATTTAAATCATATATGATATCATTATCAACAAATTGTACACCTGATTTGTAAGATAGAACTAGTGTTGGTGGGTTACCTGCACCACCAGTACCTGTAGCAACTGACACAGCAATAACTCTTGCTATAACGGTCCCAGTTGCATTTGTTACTAATTTGTTTTCAAATTGAGTAACATCAACGTTGATGTTATTATAGGTGGTTTGTAATTTGACATAATAGCAATTAAAATTGGTTGTTACTTGCCCACCAGTAACAGGTGAATTTTGCTTGAAGATATTATCAGCAAATGATGTAATCTGGTTTTGTAAAATTGTCTGAGACTGAGTTAATTCTCTAGCTTGTACAGCAAATCCAGGTTTAAACAATACACGGTGAAAGTTTTTTGCTGGATCAAAATCATCATAATACGGATCAACGTTAAAATTTATTGCCATTTTTTTTAAACCTTTGTTAGCCTCTGTATTCCATCTATATTTTGGTATTTCCAAGAATAAACAGTTTTATATTGTAAATTATTTAGTTCACAGTATTTCATTAAATCTTCTATTATTATTTTTTCTTTGTTTTCTTTACAATATAATTCCCAAGTACCCATTCTTTTTAATTTCATTTTATATTTTGTTTCATCTGAATGGGATTTTCCTTCCATTCCACTTGGATTATTTTGCAAATATTCTTTTTTCAAATCACTCATTCTTTTACGTGTTTCATCTGAATGTTTTTTCCCCAACATAGAAGTTTTTGATGACATAATAAAATTTTCATTTGCTTTAGTTCCATACATAGGATGGTCTTTACCTTTTAAAGCATTCTTTTTTGTTCCAATACTAATATTCTTTTTTTGTTCTTCTGTAAGTGGTTTTCTTTTTAAACCTAACATACCTTTTTTACCACCATTGTCCATATTATAACCATTTTCACCAAATGAATTATATTCTGAAATGAAATGTGGTTCCATTACGGTTAAACAGTGTTCATGGTCCCAACTTTCATAAATTACTTCCCATTCAAAATTATCCCAACCATATTTTCTTATCGCTTTATGGAAAGCAAATGGTGAATTACTTTCCGACTTTTGCTTGTGTTGGTATTTTCTCTTTTTTAATTCATTGGAAGTAAAACCAATATAACGTTTTCCATTAATTATATTTGATACAACGTATATACATGCCATAATAATCTCCTATTTGTTATAGGAGTATTTATACAACGGTCTTTTAATATCCTAAAACTATTTTAAATTGTTCAATACCATCAATACTTCTTTGTATTGCTGATCTGTTTTCTATATAAACAAGATATCCTGATAATGGTACAAAATCTGGTGTGGTATACGATAATAATGTCCTAGCGGTCCCTGTGCTATTTCCAAATACAGGAGCATTAATCGTTAGAGAACCAATTGTATTTATCAGCTTTAGTTGATTGGTTGCTACATCAAAATTTAAAACTGTGCCAATAAATCCACCTCCACCAGAAATGGCACTAGCATATGCTGCCTCGTAACTTGCACCTTGATATACAATTTCATCTTCTGAATATGCAGCAAAACCTCCTGCTACTATCAAATCTGTACTTGTTTTATAAATTGCACCATTTGCTGGTAATGGAGACAAATTATTTGTAGTTGGATTAATTAATATTCCTACTTGGTGATATTGTATATCAGTTGGTATATAACCGTTTTCAGAACCACTAAATTCTGATGTAATCATCACATGACTACAACCTAGTTCTGACACTGGATCGTAACCATGACCACCAATGGGTGACACCGTGTTTGCTGCCAATATCGCACCAGAACCATTTGCTGAAACGATAGTAGCAGAAGCAAATGTATAATTAGTACCTGGTGAAGTCATATAGATTTCAGAAATAGAACTGTTTGATACTGTTGCAACAGCATTTGCACCATAACCATCACCAGTTATTACAACGTTAATTACTGAATTAGATGGGTTATAACCACTTCCACCGTCTATAACATTAATAGTATCTAATCCACCATATCCTTCTCCTGTTGGAGATGTAATTGGATTTGGTGTATTTTGTCCTACTGGAACTGGAATCCATACAGTATCCATAAAATTTACTTTGGAAGCAGAATCAACTGTAAATATATAATGCCATTTGTATCCATCTACATTCTGATAAACATTGTTTGGTGCATAATTGCCAGGTTCAAAATATGGTTCATATATTGATGGCATTCCACCAGCATTCCACAGACACTTAAATACTTGATCAAAACTATTTTTAACGTAAAAGTTGTGAATTAGAATTCCATTTTCATCAACTTCAAATAGGTCAATATCATCTCTATAATAATCATAAACTGATCCAGACACCCAATCTATTCTTTGTATTACTGGTGTTATTTCATTACTAGTTATTTCTTTTGCAACAAAAACGTTTTTTAAAAATTGTTTTATTGATTTTTGATCTTGTGTAGGTTGGGGTGGATTAACATCATCAGGCCATGCATCAACCTTTGCTATGACACAATATAAAGATGATAAAATTTGATTCGAAGGTGGAAGTGTAACAACCGGAGAATAGTAGACCTGCTCAACAGTTGAAACTTTTGCACCGTATGTTAGTAATGATTGGCTTGTCATAGTTTTATTTATTACTCAAATATTAGGTTACATTGATGATTGCAAAATTGATAACTAATGTATCCGCTGCATTTGAACCAGATGGAGTTCCATCACAGTTATTAATAACAACATTGAAACTTCCAGATGTTACTGAATTTACACATATTGCATAATTAACAGATGCACCACTTGCTATATTAAGAATAATAATATCCTTAGAACTTGTTACATATGTATTATATACAGTGAATGATACTGCTGCACCTTTATTGATATTTGCATTATTAGTTGTTATCTGACCAGTTCTACCATTAGCATATACAGCAGTTGATTTACTTGTTAACTGTGTAACATTCGCGTTATTAACATTAGCGGTATAATGAATAGTATTACTAACAAACAATGCAGTATTCTGTGCATAGTTTATTGCATTAGCGGCATAAGTTGCAACAGTATATAATGCATTAGAACCAACTG